GAATGGCTCCCGCCCAAATAGAGGCCGCGCCGACGCAGAAGGTCGTATAGAGATTAAACGGGTAAGTCATCATACTTCCCATCCCCTTGCTTGCTACACGTCGTGCTATCACAGTCGCTGAGCACGGGATTCGAGTTTCACCTTCCGGTGGGGTTCCATCGGGCCAGAGAGCAGCCTTGAGAAGTTGGCTCCTCGCACTCCGCGGTGGATCATTTTCATTCAGAATGGGCGGGACAACGTCGACTGGTAACTCTTCCAGCTCAGGCAGGCACGATTCACAAATGTCACTTGGTGCCTCATGGACAATCTCGCTGCGTCGTGTAACCAGATCGTCTTTGGTGGGACGGGGAAGTGTGAGTCTGGCTATGCCGTGGGCAATTTCATTGAAAGCCTTCCCCCACCACAGACCAGTTGGACGCGGAGGATCTTCGACGGTGGCTGGGCAAAACGCGGCCCCTCTCATTCGACACATGCAGGATTGCCAAGGATTAGCGCAGCGTAAGCAGAGGGTCTGGGAACGGGTATCACTCAGCCCAGAATTGAATTTTCGGGATGCTGCCAGTCTCTTCCGGGCCCGATCATACATCCACTTGCGCCACTGAGCCATAGTGAGAGGTTTCTCCGTCAGGTACCGAGTCATAAACTTGCGTCCGGCCCCGCTGTCATCGCCTTGTTTATCCATGGTGACGATTGTGTACGGGGCAATCAGATAAGTGTCCTCGTCTGGGACCCATTTCCTATCGAACTCGTTCCACACGGTTCCACACTTATTAGGGTCGGGAACAAAGTGATCGCCATGTTCCGACTTCATCCCACATTCTGGCTTCACGGAAACTTCGAAGAAATCGACGCGTCGCGCAGAAGCTCCTGGGTCCCTGACCCTTGACATCCCAAAATCCTTTTGATTACACGCGAAAACACCACCAATGAGGAAATTCCATGTGATGCCCTTCTTCTCTAAATCTGGCATATTGAACTGGGAAGGCAAAGTGTCACACAATCTCGCGGTATCGAAAAACACATCCTTGGAGTCGCCCTTGACGACGATATTGTCGTGTTCGGTGACCTGTAACACCTTTTTCGAGCTGGTCGCTCCAGTGTGCCACCCGTTGGAGTCCGGAGAACAGTTCCATATGTCACTGGGCTTGATCGGGGTGTCGTAGGCCAGCGATAGAACGCGTATGTAGACCTCCGCGCACATGGACTTCCCGACACCGGGTTTTCCATATAGTCCAATCATATAGGGCATGTCTTTCTCCGTCCTCGATCGCACGGCCATCGTAATAACCGTGTTCAACTGTGTTGCCCTGGTCAAAAACCCCACAAACGTCCCCATTGCGGCAGGCTTCACGGCCTTGTTACGAATCAACGAGTGGAGATCTTCGACGAGCTTCTTGACATCCCGCTCGTAATCGTCCGTTGAAGGAATGTTTGGATCCTCTTTCCTCATAACGTCCAGACACCCGCTCTCGTAACCATTTTGATATCCGGCCAGACGTGCCAATCGGGTCTGTACGTCAAGAGGGTTAACCAATACCGAGTAATCAACACCGTCCCATAGAGTCGCACTTATCATCAAGGTGGTGTCAATGACGGTGCATATTCTACTAATTATGGAGATCATGTCAGTCTTATGTACGTTGAAAGCGCGGTTAAGAACCTCCTTGTAAAGGTAACTGGGAGGAACGAGATCGTCCGACGGCGGCAACTTACC